CGAAGATCGCCTCTGCTGCGATTAGTTCTGCAAAAATCGCCTCTGGTGCCGTCGGAACAACCGCTCTCGCGGACACTGGTGTCACAGCTGCGAAGCTTGCCGACTCTTCTGTGACTGCTGCGAAATTAGGAATTGCTTTCAAGCAGCAGGCTTTCCAGATCTCCGGAGGATCGACAACTACTCTCGACCTGTCTCAAGCTCTGACAGCGAATGCAATTAACTCTGTGCTCGTGTTCAAGAATGGTCTGTCTCTTCGAAATATGACTGCTCTCGGTGATACTGCTGCGGATAATGATGAGTATCAGATCTCCGGTACTGGTGGTTCTGGTGGTGTTGCTCGACTGACTTTCGGTGCTGCTCTTGCGAATGCAGACGGTCTTATTGTCTGGTACTGGCACTAGTATTCATAAATTCCAACCACAACTGATTATCCTCTGATCGATTGGGAGTAGACTTCTTGTCTGCTCCCTTTTTTAATTTTATCTTGTTGAACTGCTGACATATATGTAACGCTCTGAGATACTCTCCTTTCGACATCCCTCTTCTCTTTTTGGGTACACAGACCAGATCTCCGTCCTTCCATTTCGCAAAAATATCTATCATTGTTGCAACCTCTTTCTTTATGCTATAATATAGTAGACAGCAGAGAAAGAGATACGGTCGCCCCGGTAACAGCAGAAGAAGTCTCAGAACGCTCTCAGACTATACTCTCACTCTAACAAATAGGTGCTACCATGGCAACAGTTGATCCGATTCGCTTTTCGAATATGGAGAATATCCTGCGTCTCTCCGCAGTCATCTCTCAAGAAATTAACCTCCTTCTCAAAGATAACTCTAACCTCCGAAATACTGGTCTTTTGAGCTACCAAGGATCTATCAATGGATCTGGCTCCGACACCGTTCGTGTTCGTCTTGCTGGTCTTGACGGATATGATAGCATGGCAGCAGCCACAAACGAGATCTCAGACGAAAGCGCAAATAAAACCGCTCTGACAATCAACAGCGCAGATCTGATCGCTGCTCGTCAATACATCATCTACGAGATGTCTGATCTCGCTTCTATGACAGGATTCGGTGGTTCTGACATTGATCCTTTCCGAATTGCTCAGTCGATTGCAGGATCTTACGAGACCCGATTCGCTGCTTTGACCGGTGCTGCTGCTGCTTCCTTCACCCAGACAGCAGGAGCGAACACAACGACTCTCTCTGTTGATGATTTCTTCGACGCAATATTTCAACTCGAGCAAGCCGGATTCGGTACCGGCTCAGCTGGCGGAGCTCCTGGACCATATGCATGCGTACTCGCGCCAAAAGCATTGACCGAGCTACAAGATAGCCTTCGTAATGAGACAGGAAATGCAATTAGCCGTATGCAGTCCTCAATGGATATGCTACAAGCGAAAGGCGAGAATTATAAAGGATCTCTCTTCGGTGTTGATGTCTACTCATCCGCTCTCGGAGTAAATCAAAACGCATCCTCTGGATATGATAACTACATGATCAGCCCGATGGCTCTCGGCTTTGTTGACGGTATTCCCGCAGGAGTACGAGGTTCAGCAGACCTGATGTCTATGGGTAAAGTAGTGGTTGAATTCGATCGTCGTCCCATGTCTGCAAGTACTTACGTAGTAGGTCATGCATACTTAGGACTCGGTATCATCGAAGACTCTCGCGGAGTCAAGCTACTATCTAAACGCTAGGGATTGCAATGTCGGGAGTCTGCATGATCTATCATGTAGTCTCCGGATGATGCAGTCTCCCGGCCTTTTTTAAAATGGAGACTACAATGGACTACACAAATTTCTCGCAACCCTGGGAAGAGAAGACGCAAGTCGACACACGAATCCCAGTACGAGCGAACGCACGATTTTTCTACGCACATAACCCAGAGAATTGGGAATTGAAATTGTACACGACACAGACAGACGACGGAAAGAAGAAGAAGACACAGGTTATCCCTGTTCTGCTTCCCGTGCTGTCATCGATACCAGAGACGCCAGGAGTCAACGGGACGAGAGCAGTCGGAGGACGACTCGACTCGTCTTACATGCGCACAACCCTACGAGACAACGGATGGACAATTCTGGACGCATCAGAAGAAGATTATCTTCGTGTTTATCCTGCTCATAAGGGGAATTATTATACAAGTCGATGGATAGGGATTGAGAAGGTCGGACGCAGAATGATCGAGCACTTCGATCAGGATGGATATGACAACTGGAGACTTTCTTTGATGACATCCGGAAAGATCTCAACACCACATCCAAAGATAGCATCTCTTCGTCTTATTGGTATGAACAGAGCTCTCTCCAGACTGGAGAGGGACCAACATATCCCCGAGGTTTTGAATCGTCTCAAAAGCAAACAGGACGAGCTCGCACAGACAAAGAAAGCAATCACACGAATCGAAAAATTAGGAAGGCTAGCATATGAGCTCCGATAAAGAAAAGAGAGAAGCGATCGATCGGATTGCGCAGCAAGTATCCAGACAAAGCAATTTATCACATCGGGACGCTCGTGATCTCGTTGTGAAACACATTAACCGAGCAGAAAACAAACGGAGTCAATAATGGCATATTCAGACAAAGCAGAATTCAAAATTCCCCGACATCTCGTACAGCCTGGATCAGTCAATCCAGAGACAATTACTGTCAACAAGTCTTTATCATACAAGGACGGCAATTATCAATTGTTGAAAAATACTACAGGTTCTCTCGACTGTACTCTTCCTCTTTTCAAGGACGGAGCGTATTTCTGGATCAAGAGTCGCGCATCCTCTACACATAACATTGTAGTGAAGGACACAGACGGGAATACAATCGCGACATTGACAGCAGGACAAGCGGTTTTATGTGTCTCTGATACGACAGCCTGGTGGGACGTAATAAAGGCATAAAATGACGACATCTTCTATTCCATATGCTGCACAGATCAGAGCGATCGAACTACTCGAGAGAGGCAAGTCCCAAAAGACACATCTCAAAGTATATCGTGATGGATTGCAATTGGTCCCCACAGCAGCGACATATACCCTCATAAAGCCGACGGGAGCGGATCTCTTGACAGGAGAGACGGCTCTGATCAATGGATCAGGGACTGTCTCATATACGCACACACCTGCTCAATTATCCGATACTGAATCACTCGGAGAGGGATATGTCCAGGAATGGACTTTAACCATCGACGGAGATGAGTATCTCTTTCGTCGGATGGCTGCTCTCGTCCGCAGACGCTTGTATCCTGTCGTATCAGACATCGATCTGACAGCGACATACTCTGATCTCAATAATGTCCGTCCTTCGTCTATGTCAAGCTATCAGCAATATATCGATGATGCATGGTATCAAATACTCCGCAGGATACGAAATAGAGGGATGGGATATGAGTATCTCATGATGTCAGCAGAGTCCTTCTTTGAGGCTCACAGACATCTATCTCTCTATCTCATATTCCGAGACTTTCACTCGTCTCTCGGTCAGAGCAATGGTCGATATTTGGATCTCGCGAATGAACACTACAAGCTCTATCGTGATGAGTTCGACTCGATCAATTTTATCTATGATACCGATCACGATGGCGAGGCAGACGACGCGAACAAGCGGACCCGAGGACAGCCGACAGTCTTCTTGAATCGTCCGGGAGAGTACTATCGGAGACGGAGATACTGATGTCTGCTGTCTCGGTCAAAGAGGTTCAAAATGTTCTCGCGACAAAGATCGCAGAATTGTCAGGATTCAGAGAGGTCCGACAGCTGCCGGAATTGTTCGGTCGTACTCAAAATACACTTGCTCACCTCGGTTTTTCTGTTGATGTCGGCATATCTAATCAGTCACCAGAGAGACAGAGGATCTCTGTCGGACTATATCTCGATACGACAATCCGAGTTCGCTTTGCTTTTCGTCTTCGTCCTCATGATCTTATATTGGACTATGGGAATGCTCTCGACAAAGAGCAAGAAGTAATTAAAACATGCATGGCTCGCAACTTTGGGAAAGCAATCGAGATCCGCTTTCTGCGAGCAACAAGACGAACCCCAGACAGTCAAGAATACTTAATTTCAGAAATAGAGCTCTCTGCTCTGCATACAATATCACTAACATAATCAGGAGTCAGATATGGCCTATTCTACCTTACCCAAAACAAGACGAGACGCTGTCCTTACTTTAAAGGACGGGACAGGATCCCCGATCACTCTCGTGATCGCATACGAAGAAGGTAACGTTACCTTCGACACTCCGAAAGAGGCACAGACTGTTATCCGAGATCGTGGTGTGATCACAACAATTCGAAAAGGAGACAGTGAACCAGCAGCGACAGGCTCTTTCTCTGCATTCTTCCGACAGTTTACCGACGGAGCAGAAGCGGGATCTCTTCTCGACTTTGTAAACAATACAGGGAACTATCATACAAACACATCTACAGGATTGACCGGGACTCCTTTCGTCGAGTTCTACTGTATCGATATACAATATCAAGTCGATGCTTCCTCTGTCGATGCTGCTGAGACTGCACACACAGCAACCTTATCAAAATGCGTCTGTACTGCCTCATTCACTGAAGGAGACCCGAGCTCTTTCACAATCAATTTTACTTGCTACGGTGGTGTTTCTTACACTTAGATAGCATAATCGGAGACTACAATGAAAATTACTATCGCGAAAATGGGAGGAGAGATTGAGATCTCCTCTCCCTCTCTTGCTACATGCTTCGAATTCGTCTCTCTGTGGACAGCAGAGTCAGACAATGCGCAGTTAGCGAGACTATGCGCAGGATCGATCGGAGTATGTATTGATCACCTTGCTCAACTACCCAAGTACAGACCAAGCAGACATCGTGCTTCTGATTATGGTCATAATTGTCTGGATCGTCTTCTCGAGATCGGAGTGACACCTTCTGTCATTTATTCCGAGGGAGTGAAGTGTCTCACACACATGACGACACGAATCCCGACAGAGAAAGAGGTCGATGAAAAGGCAAATTTTATCTCTACGGAAGAGCAGGACATCTCGACAGACTAGCGCTTCAGATATCGCGACTGTGGGGACAGCATCCGCGCTGGTTTCAGTCCCTGGATAAAGACATACAGATCGATCTCATTGCAGACTATATTCTCGATCAAGAAGGAAAAAAGGAACGAGAAGAAAGAAAAAGAAAGTATAATATGCAACAAGTACAGAGAATGAGAGAGAGAAACAATGTCTAAAATTTTTGTCCGACAAGGCAATGCTGCTGTCTCTGTCTCTGATGAGATGGAGAGACTCGTGAAGCAGCTTCTCGATGCAAATCCAATTATCAAGAGAGCAATCGAAGACGAGATCGAGCAGGTCTATCAAGATGCCTATCGACAATGGCCAGTGAGAGTCATTCCTCCAAAGAGCGCAGACAGACGAAAAGAACAGACGATATATGCCATTCAGCAGAGCGGGAAGACAAGACAGGATGCTCTCGCGATCGTCGAAGAGATGACATTCAAACCGGAAGAGGGAAGGATCTCTCCAAAGAGCCAGGACTCGAAGAATAAACTCGAGAGAGGGATCATGGTCACATCAGACGAGCTCATCGGCTTCGTGAGAAATACCGCTCCCTATGCTTGGGCAATAACAACAGGAACATACACGAGAAACACTCTCGCATATGGTACACGTACAAGTAACGAATTATTATGGTCTCCAGTACGGAAAGCAGCGAATAAGCTTGTCAATGTACTCGCGGACGATCTACTCCGGAGGGCTTCGAAGTAATGGCAGATTATAACAAGAGCGTAGAAATAACGCTCAAAGCAAACATAAAACAGCTACAGAAGAACCTTGAGCAGATCCCAGGAATGACGAAGAAAGAAGCGTCGAAGATGGTCCGCGCGCTGTCCTCTGAGTTTAACAAAGCACAGAAAGCAGCAAAGAGAGCAGCAGAGGAGAGTCGGAAAGCAGCGAAAGCGTCTGCGAAAGCATTCGAAGAATCATCCGAAAAGATAGGACACTCATTTAAAGGAGCGGCAGACGAAGCAGCCACAGCAGCGAGAGAGATCAAGGTATCTTTTGAGGAAGCAGCAGAGGAGACAAATGTCCTCGCGGACAACTCCGAAGCAGTTGCGACGGCTTTTGGGTCTGCGTCTCTTGCTCTGGACAAACTCGCTCCGGGTATGTCAGAGACGACGAAGAACGCTCTCGAGATGGCTGATGGACTAGCGACAGCAGCAGAACAAGCGATCAAGGGAGGACCTGCGACAATGGCACTCACAGCGGGAGTCGTCGCTCTTGCTTTCGCATTCGATCAATTGGGAGCAGCATCCCGAGAAGCAGCTGCGAATCTCATAAAGCAATTGGAGCAGTTCAAAGATCTGTCTACAGAGATCAAAGCAGCCACAGACGCAGCTCGATCCCTGGCACTTGAACAGGAAGCAGCAGCGAAAGGCATTGTCGATGCAAAGAAAGCAGAGAGAGACGCTCAGTTAGAGCTCCTCCTTGCACAGGGAAAGATCACGAAATTCGAATTTGATCGACAGAAGCTCCTCAACGAGAGAGAAAGTATCCTCAAAAAGCAGCGAGACGACGAACGAATCGCAGTAGAGATCGCAGAGAAAGGGATCAAGACACTCAAAGAGAAAAGAGATCTACTGGATGAAGAATTCAAACTAACGACAAATATTCTTAATAGCGCAGCCACAAAAGAAGAGAAAGCAAAGACAGAGATCAGACGGACGCAGATTGTTAAAGAATTCGAGGATATTAAGAAGGCTGTGTCTGAGTTCAACAGCGCAATCTCGGACGCAGGACAGACACAGCGTCAATTATCCACAGCAACAGAGAGCGAGTTTAAATTACGTCTTGCGACACTCAAACAAGAGAAAGCGAACGAACGCAGAGCAGAGAAGAGAACCAAGGACGCAGAGAATCTCGCAGCTGTACTCGCAGAGATCGAAGAGATCGAACAGGTCACACTCCAGACAAGAGATCGGAATGCTGATCTCTCTTTGTCTATGCTGTCTCGAGAAGATCAGATCAGACAGAGCATGTCCGATCAGGTATCGGCACGAAGACAACAGATCGAAGACTTGAAAGGACAAGTCGAAGCCACTCAGATATTAGCACAGACAGAAGCATCTCGAGAGGCTGCTCTCGAAGCAGAAGCAATCGCACAGGAGGCAATCGGAGAGATCCAGAAAGAGATCCGTCTGATAGAGATGGAAGGACAGAAAGAGCTTGATGCGCTCAAAGAGCAGAACCATATCAAAGAGCAAGAGCGAAAGGACAAAGAGAGACAGAAAGCGGAAGAGATAGAAAGAGCAAGAATCGCAGCGATACGACAGGAGGCGAGAGAGATCGGAGAGATCGGGAACCTGACGATCGGCACCTTCAGGAATAGCATCGAAACAATTCAGAATGTATCGAAAGCAGCAGGAGTCGAGAATTCAGGATTGATACGTGCTCTCTTTGAGATGAATCGAGTCGCAGCCATCGGAGAGATCGCATTCAACACAGCGAAAGCCGTCACAGCAGCAGGAGCACTCGGTCCTCTTGCTCCTCTTGCCATCGCAGCAGCGACAACAGCAGCAGCAGCACAGACAGCCTCTGTCCTATCACAACAGCCTCCCAAATTACATATGGGTGGTATGACTCCCGATGAAAGGACTGTAGTCGTCAAGACAGGAGAGGCAGTACTTGACAGCAGCACAGTCAATCGAATCGGAGGAGAGCCAGGGGTCCGAGCTCTACAGAATGGACAAGGATCCTCTCCTCAGGTTATTGTGATGAACCCATATAAACATTTTGATCGATACATGACAGACAGACAAAGAGCAGGACTGTCGACAAGATCATCAAGGAGATCTTACTAATGGCAGACACGACACCGAGCTTTCTCAGAGGATTCTTAGTCCCTCTCGGACTGGGATCCAATAATGTATGGACAGCACAATCGACAAACACAGTCGCAGACGAGAGAGCAGGAGACCCGATCGCGCAGCAAAACAACCCGATGCAACTCATCGCGAAAGGGAGACAGTCCGGAGCATCCGATCTCACAATCAAGACCCAGAGCTCCGGTTTCGCAGGAGACAAAGCAGGGTTTGTCTTTACCGATAACCAGACATCGACAACCTACGGAAGAGATCCGCAGAATTCTCTTTCCAGATTCCAGAATTTGGAATTCTCGACTTCCGCTCTGAATGGGAAATTTTTTCGTCCTGCTGCTGTCGACACTGGAGACGGAGATCTTCTTATCTCATACACGGAGGAGACAACATCTCTCCATAGAGTACGCGTGAAGAAGTTGAGTGTCGATGATACATCTAGTGAAGTCACAGTATACTCCTTCTCTGCTCTGATCTCTATCGGATACAGGATGCTCTCTGATATATGCAAGCTCCCCGATGGATCGTATCTCATCGCGATACTACAAGGGACAGCAGAAGCAGCGAACGTCTCGACATACGTCTCCACAGACGACGGAGACACATGGACCCGGAGAACGTTCAAAACACTCGAGGACGAGATACTGGTGGGGACATCGACAGGAGCAGGAACACTCACACACAATCCGCAGAGACTGAGGATCGCACAGACGCAAGGAGTGATACTCCTGATGATTGAGACACTGTTTAACGATACGAGCGCAACCAAGAGAAACCGCTTGATTCAGTATGCATCGACAGATCTCGGAGCATCCTTTCGGAAGATCACCACAGACACAGAGATCGACGATCACTCTTTTCACAGTATCGCTCTTTATGCTTTCGATGGATTGTTCCGTCTCGCGTACTATGGAGACAAGACTCCAAACTACATGACACTGCCGTCCGCTTTTACGTCTGCTCATGTCCTGAGGACAGCAGGGTCGTTTCTCAGTATCACAGGAGCTTCCTGCTCTGGGACGAATGATCTCATGACAGACGGAGATCTCATGTGCTACACAGACGATAATTCGTCTCATCATATCATAGCCAGGGATACAGTCACAACGAACAGTTATTTTATACACTGGTCACAGGATGCGATATCATGGAGGAAGCAAGGACAGACGATCAACGGCTTCGCGAGAGCACTCCAGACAGCAGACGCGAGCTCATCGATTGATAATAGCTATGCATTATCCTGGACAGGAAAGACGATCGTTTTGACCGAATGCGTATCGACAGCAACAAATTTCTCTCTTCTTGCTCTTCACTTCGGAGGATACTCCTCTGTCACTCTTCCTCCTGCTGCTCTGAAGGAAAGCGAGAAAGCAGAATGGAATCGATCAGGATACCGATTTAACTATCTCGGTCTGGACCTGTACTCAAACTATTCTACATTGACACCGACGGGAGTAGGGACGGAGACACTGGACGCAGGAGGAGTCGCTCTGACAGCACAAAAATTCTACACAGCATCTCCGAATCTCTCTGGTCTTCCCTCTTCGGACATCCTGGATCTCGGTCTCTTGGTGCACTTCCGTATCGAGAGCATGAGCTCCGGAGACGTTACGAACAATTACAGGGGAGTGAATCTCAAGATCGACGATGGGAGCGCAGACTATGAGGTCACAGTCCGGATCTCTCCTTCATCCATCAGGATAGAGGACGACAACGGATCGACAACAAAATTAACATTGTCTGGAGTGTCTCTGAATCGTCTGGAGTGTCTTGTCTCTCTGAGCTCTGGAAAGGTTACTCTGTTCTACCGAGACATTGACGCGATCGACAACAAAAAGAAATGGGTCGATGCCGGGACGTTTACAGGATTGACAGACGGAGGAGGAGGGAGCGCAGCGCACACAGTCCGATTCGGGAATCTACAGTCGACAGGTACGCTCAATAC